AAAACGCTTGGCGAAAGGTGTTCCGGAGCTGGGTGGAGAGAAACTTGCTAAGTTGGTTGATTTGGTATCTGGGGAAAATTTTTACATTTTTCTTGAATATTTAGAATTGACAATCTCCGAAAATCTTGTTACACTTTCTAATATGGATGTGCTAGATGAGCGTATGCGGATTCAAGCCGCCAAGCTCCAAAATCAAATGCGAGGTGTTCTGCTAGTAAGGGACCTCGTGGAAAGCTTAATCACTAACTCGAAAGTCCTCGCTCAAGAGGCTCGAGAAAAGGAAGAAAGGAATAATTGATGACTGATACCGATGACAATTCCCCTGAGAGCATTTTGGATGTGTTCTCTGCGGAATTTGAAACCCCAGCGGAACCTGCTAAGACTGAGGAACCTGCTGAAGTTGAAAAGAAAGATGAACCAGTAGACACGAAAGAGGAAACTTCCTCTGAGAGTGCTGGGGAAGGAGAGAATACTGGTCAGGAAGTTGCCAAAAGCAATGAGGCGTCCAGCCAAGAGACAGGAACCTCTGAAGAGAAACCCTCGACAGAAACTCCTGTATCGACTGCGCCTAGTTCTGACCAGTTACTTGCAGAGGCTATGAAAGCAATCTCTGCATTGAGCCAGCAGAAAACTGCTGACAAAAAAGAACCATCTCAGGCGAAAGAGTCTGAGAATGCTGAGGAAGATGCGGACACCAAAGTATTTACTCCGAAAAAGTTTGACGAGTATGCTTTTAACATTTCTCCGAAGCTGTATAATGGTTTATTTAACTCTGATGCGACTGAAGAAGAAAGAGTTACCTGTTTGCAGGCTTATGCGGCAGGTATTGCTACCACGGTGCATAATAGAATTCTACAGGAACTCGGTGGCTGGGTTAAAACTCAGTTTGCCGCAGTGCCGGGAGCTGTGAATTATCTTATCGAGGCTAGAGAACGGAATATGTCTGCTCAAAAGTCCCTTCGAGATGATTTCTATGGTGCCTACCCGGAATTGAATAAGCCTGAATTGTTGCCGCTTATCAAGGCGACCATTCAAGCTGTGCAGAAAGAAACCAATGCTAAGTCTTGGGATAAAAATATCCGAACCTTGGTTGGAAACCGTGTTAAGGCTGTCTTGGGTGCTTATGCTCAGGCAGGCAAACCTGCTCCAGTGGCACCAAAAACTGTAGCTCCTGCGGCAAGTCCTGCTCCAGCGAAAACTGGCAGCATTGACCCGAATTCTGCAGACGCTATTTTCGATGTTTTGAATTCTGAATTTTAAGGAGATAATTAAATGGCTATTGTAGGCTTAAGACATACGGAGAATTTTAGTCCGTCAGAAGTTCGCCCTAAAGACTGGAGGGAAGGTATTCTTCTCCAGTATCCGAATGGTGAATTTCCCTTGTTTGCGTTGACCTCGCAAATGAAAAAAGAATCTGTTACAGACCCGGAATTTAACTGGTTTGAAAAACGCTTAGATGCTCGTAGACTTCAAGTCAATGGCGCGTTGAACGCTTCCGCTACGACCTTGGTTGTTGACGAGGGTGCTAAGACTGTTGTTGCTAAGACCTTGCTCTATGTTGAGGCAACTGGTGAAATCTTGTTCGTGAGTGCAGACCCTGCAAACGACACTACCTTGACTATTGTTCGTGGAACTGCCGGAACTACTGCAGGTGCTATTGCTGATAACTCGAAGATTTTGGTAATCGGTACAGCTTTCGAAGAAGGTTCCTTGCCTCCGACAGGCCAGGCTTATGACCCGTTCCGCAGATACAATTACACTCAAATCTTCCGCAGAACTTTGGAAATCACTGGCACTGCTGAAGAGACCGATTTGCGCACTGGCGATGCCTTGAAAGAGGCTAAGAGAGAGGCTTTGGAATATATCTCAATTGATATTGAACGCAGCTTCTGGTTTGGTCATCGTGCTCAAGATACCTACCAAGGTAAACCTCGTCGTTTCATGGGTGGTGTTATGAGTCAGTTGAACGCCAGCAATGTTTTCGATGCCTCGACTAAGACCGATGGTGTTAGCTTTGATGACTTGGAAGGCTGGATGAAAGACCTCTTTAAATATGGCTCGTCTGAAAAGATGGTCTTCTCAGGTGACTTGGCACTCTTGACTGTTCAGAGAATTATCCGTCAGGAACCTGGTTGCACTTGGTCCTTCACTCCGCAAACCAAAGAGTACGGAATGAATGTTTCCCGCTTGGTAACTCCGTTCGGTACCTTGGTTTGGAAAACCTGCCCGTTGTTCTCTCAGTCCACTTCGGATTTGAGTGGAGCTACTCCGGTTTACGGCTTTGATTCTTACGCATTTGTCTTGGATATGGCTCGCGTTAAGTATGTTTACTTGCGTAACAGAGACTTGAAATACCAGCCTGATTTAACTGAGACTGGTATGGATGGTAAAAAGTCTGGCTATATTTGCGAATGCTCGATTAAACTTGAGCAACTTGAGAATCATGGCTTGATTAAGAACTTGGCTAAGGCTAAGGAGAGAGTTTATAAAACTGAAGCTGTAACAGCTGCAGCGGCCTCTTCTGGCTCTGGCTCAGGCACTGGAACTGGAACCGGCACCGGTTCGTAATTGAGGGCAATGTAAAAGGGGCTAGGAGGCTAATCTTCTTAGCCCCTTTTTCTGTAAGAAAGGAAAGTTAGATGGCTGAATATACTTGGGGTGAATTTTTTGATATGGTGCGAGATGAGGCTAATAAGGGAGACACAATTGATGGTGTCTTGCCTAATGCAGTCTATCGAGCAATTAGGAGCATCGAGGAAAACTGGAGCTATAAGTGGAATGAAAAGATGCTCAAGTTTTTCATAGAAGATAATATCGATAATCCTAATCTGATTGAACTTCCAGAGGACTTCAAATCTATGGTTGCGCTGAATTTGTCCACCTCAGATTTTGCTGAGTGCTATAGGAATTTGAAAGAGCAACCACCTGAGGATTTTGCTTTCTCGAAGATTAAAGAACCTTATGGATATTGGAATCAGGCAAATAGATGGATTTGGCTGGATGGTCTTGTAAAGGGAGGAACTTCTGGGGTCTTGTGGTATAATGCATTTACCCTGAAGGATTCTATCGTAGAGGGAAACACCTGCCCACTGCTGAAGTATGGCCTTGAGGCTTTGCTTGGTGGGACTATGATGCAACTCTCAGCTTATTGCCGTGAACCTTCTTGGATGGAATCTTATGGGAGATTAGCACAGATTGGTATTAAGACTCTTCATATAGCCGATGCTGAGGTTAGACGAGATACTGAAACTGGTGTGTATGGAGGAATCTAAGATGGATTGTGGTTTCTATGAAGAAATCAAGCCAACTGCTCAAAAAGGCTCGGAGGTGCAAACTGTGGAGAGCCCTGGAGGTGTCTGGAAGGCCTGGCTTTTGCCAGGAACAGATAACTCTTGGACTCAAGTGCACGATGTGCCTCCTTGTTTTGAACCTCAGAAAAAGATTGAATTTCTGAGGGAATTAGATAGGTTGGGTTGCAGAGATACTGGCTCGATGGCTATTAAGCTGCTTGCGAAGATTCGAGAGAACTCCTTATGGCTCTCTACTGAGATGAGAATCTTTCTTGAGACTCTGGCTGGTAGTGGTCTTGAGGGTTCAGCGGAATATGAGAAGATTCTTGCAAAGATTGGGAAGCTGGATATGGGAAGAATTGCTACCTTGCTTGAGCTTATAAGGATTTCCTATCTTTTCCCTGAGGATTATTTGAAATTTATTGACAGTGCATTTGTTGAGCTGTATACTAAAGGTATAGAAGGGCTGAAGATTGACGATGATGTTCTCTGGGTTTTTGGAAAGAAAGAGCTTAGAGATGTTGTGCTGGCAGACGCTAAAACCTGGGTACAAGCCAAGCAGGTTATCTTGTTTTCAGATGAGGCTGGAGTTGCTGCTGGTTTTGCCATTGTGGTCTCGACGGAGTTTCTTTCAAAGGTTCTCGGGGAAGATGTTTTAAGGTTGAAGACTGAGAAATCTCTGGAAGAGGGCCTTGAAGTTGGGTCTGAGTCAGCTTTTAGCTATGGTTATAATCAAGGTGGATATAATATTGGAGTGTATAGATGATGGAAAATAAGATTAAATTAAAAGGTAGCTTGAAAGCTATCAATGCAAAGACTGGTGAGGTGCTTTTTGAGAATCACAATATGTTTGTGCAGACTGGCTTGAATGAGATTGCTAAGTTGGTTGCAGGAACTACTGGTGCAAATATCCCAGGGTATATTGCTGTTGGAACCTCGAGCACTGCACCCTCTCTAGCTGATATTTCTTTGAAAGGGACTGAACTTGGCCGCAAGGCTTTTGATTCAGTCGAGGTTGTTGGGTCTCAGATTAAATATTCTGTTACTTTTGGTGCAGGTGAGGCTACTGGTGCCTGGGAGGAAACTGGTATTTTCTCAGCAGCTACTGGTGGTGTAATGTTCTCGAGAGCAGTTACAGGGACTTATACTAAAGGAACTCTGGATGAGATTAAAATTTTCTGGACTTACGATTTTGCAGATAACTCGGTTGCATAGGAGGAGAGGATGAAACAACTTCCTGTAAGAGGTTATGTTAAAGTTTGGCAAGGGGATAAATTGATTGCCTCAGGGCATAATATGGTTGTGTCTGATGGCTTGCTACTCTTGGCACAAAGAATCGCTGGAGAGAATGTTGCCTTGCCGACTAAATTTAAGCTAGGAACATCTGCTGCTCTGAGCACAAGTGATATGACCTCTTTACAGGGAGGTGTTATTGCAGAGTTTACTGCGAGTTTGACTCGTAGAACGAATGTGCTAAGCTGGGCAGGTGAATATACACATGATGATATTCTGGAACAGAATTGTAGAGAGATTGGTTTGTTTCAAGCAGGGGAGTCCGGCCGGATGCTTGCAAGATTTCTCCCTTTGCAACAATTTTTGATTAAGTCTGGAACACCAATTAAAGTTAACTGGGAAATTATAATAGGAGAAGAATAATGACAACTACAACTACACCTTTGCTTAGGCTGAATAAACCTGAGAAAGGAGATTTTAATTGGGATGTACCTCTGAATGAAAACTGGGATAAGCTAGATTCCCTTGGGGCAGGTAGACTTCCTTTCATGGCTCCGCTGTTGATGGAGCATGTTATGGATGCAGCAGACTCGATTGGTTGGGCTTTGCAAGGGAGCACTCTAGATGGGGATGTTTATACGACTGCCTGGGATAAACTTTCTACAGCGAAGAATAGGGCATCTACTCAGACTTTAACTTATAAAGGAATCTCTTTTGATGTACAGGTTGACTCTGTTACTAAATGGAGATTTGTAAGCAAAGAAACCTATGATAATGCGAAAGAGAATCTGGGTAATAGCCTTGGCTTTGTGGTAGATTATGTCGAGGGTGCGAAGAGAATTATCTTGCCATATAAGACTGGGTTCTTGAGCCTTGCTGATGAGCCTGGTGTTTATACCTCTGAAGGATTGCCGAATATTTCTGGCAAATTTGTAACAACAAGAAATGGTGCTGGTGTTCAACAAGCTTCAGGGCCTTTTACTGCTGAAAGGGGAAGCGATTGGGGACCTGACTGGGAATCAGGTGTAGCTAACTATGGCTTTAATTTTGATGCATCAAAAGCTAATCCAATATATGGAGCCTCGGAACACGTTACACCTGAGAACACTTCAATGTTTCTCTACTATCGTGTTGCGAATACTGTAACTACAAGTGCAAATCTGGATTTGAATGCAGAGCTAGCTAGCATTAAGGCTAGATTAGCTGCTCTCGAGGGAGAATAGAATGACGAGTTATACTGAAAATTTGAATCTTGCTAAGCAGGATACTGGTGCTGATGGCTGGGGAACTGTGCTAAATGCGAACTTTGACAAGATTGATGCAGGTTATGGTCAGGTAGGTGTTAAGAATTACTCTGGCACAGAGACTTATGCTGCTGGGGAATTTGTAATTGCCTCGGTTAATGATGTTATTGGGCTGTATAAATCTCTTCAGGGGAACAATGTAGGCCACGCGCTGACTGATACAGCTTGGTGGGAAGCTGTTCCATTAAGTGGCTCAGCTGATGTAGATGGGAAGTCTATTACTAAAAATAGTTTAGATGAATTACAAACAATTGGTGTTATCAATCAGAACGACACTACAACAGCGTTAAAAGTATGGTCGGGTGATGAAGCTGACTTGCCTGCAACCAAAGACGCTAACACATTTTATGCAACTGAAGAGCTAGGTGTAAATCTGTTAGATGTCTTGTATCCTATTGGCTCAATCTATATCACAACTAACGTCGCTTGTCCGTTATCAACTTTGATAGCAGGCTCTACTTGGGTTTTGGTAGGGCAGGATAGAGTTTTGCAAGGCGCAGGCACAAGAGGTGTCGTAGGCACAACATTGAACGAGAGCTTGCCGAATATTACTGGTTATGCACCTACTAATTATTGGACTGCATTAGCGGATGAATCTCCTAATAACTGTTGCACTACAAGTGAGTATTCAAAAACAGCCACTCTTTTGGCAACAGGTGGCATAGCAACAACAAACTGGAAAATAGATGCTTCCCGCAGTTCATCCGCCTATCAAGACAATGCACCTGTTCAACCTGATGCCTACCTTGTTAACATTTATCGGAGGATTTCATAATGGCTTTATATATTGGAGATGAGTTAATTGCAGGAGATGTCGAAGGGCAAAAGATAAACAATCCTTTTAGCTTACTTGACTACAAATACAGCGAATATAAGTTAAGTAATGCTTCTTGGTTGCTATCAAACGGTCAGTGGAATAGTGGAGCGGTTTATCAATCAGTTTATAACCTGTTGTTACAAATCTATAACGGAACTGTAACTAAGGCAGGCGTATCTGTTAAACTGTCAACCGAAACTTATGCTGATACCGATTTTGTGTTGAATACCTCTGATACCACTTTCAGACTGCCCATTAAGGTTTTGATGGCAGGAAGTAAGAGAGTAGCTGGTAATGGTATGACTTTGGGCTTGACTGATGGTACTAATAACTTTGGAATAGGAACAACGAACACAACAAGCGGTACTCCTTGGAGAAATGTCTTATATGGAGCAAATGTAGGAATATCTGTTAGTGGGAGTGCTTTAACAAGCAGCCTTGGGGCTGGTATTACCACAGATGAAACCAAATCCGGTATCGAAACATCTGCCAACGGTCTATATCTTTACTTCTATGTCGGTGAAACTGTTCAAGATGCCAATATCATTGCCGCAGGGCAGGCTTTAACAGATATAGCTGATTTGAAAAATGCTTCCAACTTTTCTAGTTTAGGTAAAGAAATCGTTGTTGGTTGGGGAATGCCAGATTACAGCGCGGGAGTGGCTATTACAGCTCCTTATACAGTTACGCAATATGGATTTATTAGGGCAACTTCTGCGAAGAACAT